ATACTGTTAAGGAAATGGGATTTCAAGTAGAAGAAGAATGGGAGATGGATGATAATTCCATTGAATTAACAGTTACACGATGGGATTAAATTATGACAATTAAAGTAGCACTTTTACAATCTCAACAACAAGTGATTGCTGAATTGAAAGAAATAGTATCAGAAGATAAACCAGTTGCTTATCTTTTCACTAGACCACATCTTGTTGAATTTAATAAATTTTCATTATCTGAAAATGAAGATAATCAAACATCCATAGAGGTGTCTTTGTCTCCTTGGATACTTGCATCTGCAGACAAGGAGATACCAATTCCAATTAATCAAGTAATTGCATTGGTAGAACCTTTAGAGTCAATTAAAACAATGTATTTGGAAAAAACAAATGGATCAAATAATCAAACTGATAGTTCTGTCGAACGGGAAGAATCTGATAAGTCAGATTGACGAAGTGGGTTCTGCTGATATTGGGCAACCTGATTGTAAGTTAACTAAACCTTTTGTTGTTACTGGTGATAGTACACTTGAACAATTCTTAATAGGTGTCACAAGGGATGAAGCTTTTATGATAGGATCTGATAAGATACTAACAATAGCAGAACCTACACCAACACTTCTTGAAAAATATTTGGACTTGACTAAGGAATGAGATTTTATACAAACGTTCAGATGGTTGGAGACAACTTCTTAGTTCGTGGTTATGAAGATGGAAAACACTTCGCAACTCGTGAGAAGTTTTATCCAACCCTTTTTGTTGATTCAAAAAAGAAAACAAAGTATAAGACACTAGAAGGTGATCCTGTAGAAGCGATTGAACCAGGCAGTGTACGTGATTGTAGGGAGTTTATAAAGAGATATGATGGTGTTGAAAATTTTAATGTTTATGGTAATGAGAGATTTATATATCAGTACATCTCAGATAAGTATCCAGATCAAGAATTAAAGTTTGATATTGAGAAGATTAAATTAGTTACTCTTGATATTGAGGTTAAGTCTGAGCAAGGATTCCCTGATGTAGAATCTGCTGCTGAAGAAATACTTCTTATATCAATACAAGATTATACTACTAAACAAATAATTACTTGGGGTTTAGGTCCATTTAAGAATAAACAGAAGAATGTAACATACAAATCATTTAGAACTGAGTATGAACTTCTAAGTAATTTTATTAACTGGTGGATGATAGAAGAGAATACTCCAGAAGTTATTACTGGATGGAATAGTAAGTTATATGATATTCCATATATGTGTCGTAGGATTGAAAGGATCCTTGGTGAGAAGTTAATGAAGAGAATGTCTCCTTGGGGACTGATAACAGAAAATAGAACTGTTATCATGGGACGTGAACAAATATCTTATGATATTGGTGGTGTATCACAGTTGGACTACTTAGACTTATATAAGAAGTTTACTTATAAAGCACAAGAGTCTTATAGGTTGGATTATATTGCTAGTGTAGAACTGGGGCAGAAGAAATTAGATCACTCTGAGTTTGATACATTTAAAGATTTCTACACAAAGGGTTGGCAAAAGTTTGTAGAGTATAATATAATTGACGTGGAACTTGTTGACCGTATGGAAAGCAAGATGAAGTTGATTGAACTCGCTCTCACTATGGCATATGAAGCCAAGGTAAACTATGAAGACGTGTTCTATCAAGTAAGGATGTGGGATACTATCATCTATAACTATTTGAAGAGAAGGAATATTGTTATTCCCCCTAAAAATAGATCTGATAAAAATGACAAATATGCAGGTGCTTATGTCAAGGAACCGAAACCAGGAAAGTATGATTGGGTTGTTAGTTTTGACCTCAACAGTCTGTATCCTCATCTTATTATGCAATATAATATCAGTCCAGAGACCATCAGGGAGACTCGACATCCCGATTCGAGCGTTGAAAGGATCTTAAACAAGGAGTGTGAGTTTGATGGAGATTATGCAGTTTGTGCGAATGGAGCACAATATCGGAAGGATGTGCGTGGGTTCCTTCCTGAACTTATGGACAAGATGTATGGAGATCGTGTTGTTTTCAAGAAGAAGATGCTTGAGGCAAAGCAGCAGTATGAGAAAAAACCCACGGAGGCATTGGAGAAGGAGATTGCTAGGTGCAACAATATTCAGATGGCGAAAAAGATTGCCCTTAATAGTGCTTATGGTGCTATCGGCAATCAGTACTTTAGGTATTACAAACTTGCTAATGCAGAAGCCATTACTTTGTCTGGCCAAGTATCCATACGTTGGATAGAGAACAAGATGAACCAGAGAATGAATAAGATTTTAAAAACAGAAGAGGTTGATTATGTTATTGCTTCAGATACTGATTCCATCTATCTTAATTTGGGTCCTTTGGTTGAACGTGTATACGAGGGCAGAGAGAAAACTAATGAAGGCGTTGTCACGTTCCTTAATAAGGTGTGTAAAAATGAATTTGAGCCTTTTATTGAAAGTTCTTACCAAGAATTGGCCGACTATGTAAATGCCTATGATCAGAAGATGGTCATGAAGAGGGAGAACATTGCTGAACGTGGTATTTGGACTGCTAAGAAAAGATACATTCTGAATGTATGGGATAGTGAGGGTGTTCGATATGATGAACCTAAACTCAAGATGATGGGTATTGAGGCAGTCAAATCCTCTACACCAGCACCTTGTAGAGCAATGATTAAGGATGCTCTCAAACTTATGATGAATGGTACTGAGGAACAAGTAATTGATTTTATTGATGAGTCACGTAAGAAATTTAAGTCACTCCCACCTGAAGATATTGCCTTTCCAAGAACAGCAAATAATCTGCAAAAGTATAAAGCATATGCTACAATATACTCAAAAGGAACTCCTATACATATACGTGGTGCATTGCTTTTCAATCATTATGTAAAGCAAAAAAAATTGGATAATAAATATTCGGTCATCGGTAACGGTGAGAAGGTGAAGTTTCTGTATCTAAAGAAACCAAACATCATTCAAGAGAATGTTATTTCCTTTATTCAAGACTTCCCTCACGAACTCGGTCTTGACAAATACGTTGATTATGACTTACAATTTGACAAGAGTTTCGTAGAACCACTGAGAACCATATTGGATGCAATTGGTTGGAATGTGGAAAAAACTGTAAACCTAGAACTATTTTTCTCCTAATGGAATTACCTATCGATCATAAAGATTTAAAGACAATTGTAAATGCTCTTTCTTTGGGTGGTGATGCTAGACTATATCATAAACTTAAAGGTATTAGAGAAGAGTATGAACTAGAAGGTGGTCTTTTAAACGAAAATTATTCTGAATGTGACATTTAAACTATGGATTTTTTGAAAGAAATTGTAAAAGAGATTGGTGACGAATACACCCAAGTCGCATCAGATATCCAAGAAAACGAACAATACATCGACACAGGTTCATACATCTTTAATGGATTGGTGTCGGGTTCCATTTATGGTGGCGTATCTAGCAATCGCATTACTGCCATCGCTGGTGAAACCTCTACTGGTAAAACGTATTTTTCCCTTGCTGTTGTCAAGAATTTTCTTGATTCTAATCCTGATGGTTACTGTCTCTATTTTGATACTGAAGCAGCAGTTAATAAGGGATTACTTGAGTCTCGTGGGATTGACTTAACAAGATTAGTTGTAGTAAATGTAGTAACGATTGAAGAGTTTAGATCAAAGGCACTTCGTGCTGTAGATATATACTTAAAAACACCCGAAGAAGATCGCAAACCTTGTATGTTTGTGCTAGACTCTTTAGGTATGCTTTCTACAGAGAAAGAAATACGAGATGCGTTAGATGATAAGCAAGTAAGAGATATGACCAAATCTCAACTTGTAAAAGGAGCATTCAGAATGCTTACACTTAAACTTGGTCAAGCAAATATTCCACTCATAGTAACAAACCACACCTACGATGTCATTGGATCTTATGTCCCGACTAAAGAAATGGGAGGCGGCTCTGGTCTCAAATATGCCGCAAGTACAATCATTTATCTCAGCAAAAAAAAGGAAAAGGATCAGAAAGAAGTTATTGGTAACATTATTAAAGCTAAGACGCATAAATCAAGACTCTCAAAAGAAAACAAAGATGTAAATATAAGACTCTATTATGATGAAAGAGGACTTGATCGTTACTATGGTTTGCTAGAATTGGGTGAACTTGGAGGTATGTGGAAGAATGTTGCTGGAAGATATGAGATGAATGGTAAGAAGATCTATGCTAAAGAAATATTGAAGAATCCGACAGAATATTTTACTGATGATGTAATGGAAAAACTTGATGCCATAGCACAAATAGAATTTTCTTATGGGTAATTTTATAGTTCAGGATGATAACTTATTAACTAAGAAGGAGTGTGCTCAAATTATAGAATGGACTCTTAAGAATAAAAAGTTATCAAAAGGTAAAGGAAAATCAGGATATGATTATTGTGAACTGATGGATTATGGTGGGTCTTTTCATAATGATCTTTCTCCAGATGCTTTACAACCAATTAAGGGTGCTATTGATAAACTATTAGATGAGTATCATAAAGAATATCCAGAAGTCAATATGATGAATAACTGGTCTTTAGAGCATATTAGATTTCAATGGTGGAAACCAGGATGTTTTTTTGATGGGTTTCATTCTGAACATATGAAATCTGAACCACATAGAGTTTTGGTTTTTTTAATTTATCTTAGTGATAATGATTGTTCAACTTTATTTAAACGTTATGCTGATGTAGAAACAAAAGCAGGTCGTGGAATATTATATCCTGCATATTTTACTCACACACATTCAGGTTCACCATGTAAAAAGAAGTTGGATAGATATCTTCTTACTGGTTATTTTTCATTTCCTAAACACTATTATGATAAAAACCTATGAGAATGTTTTACCTCAGGATCTTTGTTATTATTTAATAGATTTATTTGAAAAATCTAGTCAGTATTACGAACGTTCTTCATCTAACGGAAACTTTTATAATGCATTAAATTTAAATGTATATTTTCTAGACATCATTAACAACATACTTCCTTTTGTAGATAATTTATATTTAAGATATAAAAATGATATTAAATCAAAACATCTTCCAAAATTACAATTCATGGAAGATTTTAGAATGAAAAGATATCTTCCAAATATAGGTGAAAGATTTGATGAACATGTGGATGTTTATGATAAGAATAGTTGTGGAAGGGCATTAGTTTTTCTTTTTTATTTGAATGATAATGATGGAAATACTTTTTTTCCAAATCATGAGTTGTATATTCAACCAAAACGTGGTAGAGTACTTATGTTTCCTCCCACTTGGGAATACCCTCATTCAGGACTTTCACCTTCAAACAACTCAAAGTATATTTTGAGCACCTATTTACATTATGGAACGAATTGAGACTACCATTCTCAGAAACTTAATTTATAATGAAGAGTATTCTAGAAAGGTTATACCTTTCATCAAACCAGAATATTTTGAGAGTAGAACTGAAAAGGTAATCTTTGAAGAGATAACACAATTCATTGTAAAGTATGGTTCTTCAATTACGATTGAAGCACTTAATATTGAGACAGAAAATAGAACAGATTTAACAGAGTCTGAGATTGCAGAGGTTAGAGATATTAATAATTCTCTAAATGATTCTGTTGTCGAGAACCAATGGTTAATAGATACTACTGAAAAGTGGTGTAGGGATAGAGCAATCTATCTTGCACTCATGGAATCTATTGCATTAGCAGATGGACAGGATGAAACTAAAGGAAGAGATGCCATTCCTACTATTCTTTCAGATGCACTAGCAGTATCATTTGATAATCATATAGGACATGATTACTTACAAGACTACGAAAAGAGATACAAATCTTATCATCGAAAAGAGGATAAAATCCCATTCGACTTGGAATTCTTCGACAAGATTACAAAGGGCGGGCTTCCAAATAAAACACTCAATATTGCTCTCGCTGGCACTGGTGTTGGTAAGTCTTTGTTTATGTGTCATGTCGCAAGCAGTGTGTTACTCCAAGGAAAGAACGTATTATACATCACGCTTGAGATGGCTGAAGAGAAAATTGCTGAA